GTAATAGCAGGCTATCAAAAATGAAAAGCTTTCGCAGTAGGTGAAAACATGAAAACCAAGCCAATTGTTCCTTGGATGGGTGGTAAGCGTCGACTGGTGTCGCAATTGATTGAAAAAATGCCTGAACACGAATGTTATGTAGAACTATTTGCTGGAGGTGCTGCCTTATTTTTTATGCGTGAACAGCCAGCCAAAGTAGAAATTATTAATGATGTAAATGGTGAGTTAGTTAATCTCTATCGCGTTGTGCAGCATCATCTTGAAGAATTCATTCGCCAGTTTAAGTGGGCGATCATAAGCCGCCAGATGTTTGAATGGTTGAAAGCAGCTAGTACGGATTTAATGACAGACATTCAACGTGCAGCGCGATTCTACTATTTACAACACACAGCCTTTGGTGCAAAAAACTCGTTTTATGTATGCCGACCCACCTTATTGGGGATTGGCTGGTTTTGGGGTTGAGTTTGGGTGGGGGCATTATCAGAAGATGGCTGAGCTAATGAAGACTTGCAAAAGTAAGATTATGCTTTCAATAAATGATCACCCTGATATCAGAAACCTGTTTTCTAACTTCAATATAAGTACGACAAAAATCAATTATACGGTGGGTAATTCTGGCAATGGTCGAGAGCAAAAACTGGAGTTGATCATCACCAATTATTAATAGAGCTGATTTATAGATTTATAAATCTTTATAAACGTGATTTTAGCGATTTAAAGTAGATTCTGCTCCAATGAGCCATATTTGATTTTAAGTCGCTTAAATCGCCTGTTTGGGGCAATCAAAAAATTTGAAAATAAATGGAAGTCTTTCCGCCTAATTTTAAATAAGTCAAAAAACAATAATGGTGCAAAATCCTCAAATTGTATGTTCACTATGGCAAAGAAAAATTCTCAAGCAAAATTTCAAGATCGAACTGCATTAGAACAAAATCAAACTGCTGAAGTTGCTTGGCTATCAAACCAGTGGCAAGACCATCCAGTAGTTGGTTTGACTCCAATGGCATTGCATCGTCTTTTGACGGATGCTGAACAAGGAAATTTACAAGCGCAGGCTGATCTATTCAGTGATATGGAAGAGCGCGATGGACATATCTTTTCAGAAATGGATAAACGTAAAAAAGGCTTGAATGGTTTGTCTTGGGGAGTGAATCCACCAAAAAATGCAACAGAAGCCGAACGTAAAATTGCTGAAGAAATTGCTGAGTGGATTGACGACATCAAAGATTTTGAGATGTTCTTATTCGATGCAATGGATGGTATCGGTCATGGCTATTCATGCCAAGAGATTGAGTGGCATCAACTTGGCAGCTTATGGCTGCCTAAAAGTTTTGATCATGTAAACCCACGTAATTTCATAACTCCATACAATGCGCCTAATGAATTGAGGTTAAATGATGGCTCACCAGAGGGTGCGGATTTTTGGGATTTTGGATGGTTTATTCATCGCCATAAAGCGAAGTCTGGTTATATTGCGCGATCAGGTTTACATCGAGTGCTTGCATGGCCGTTCTTATTTAAAAACTATGGCATCCGTGATGTCATGGAATTCCTTGAAACTTATGGTTTGCCTAGCAAGATTGGTAAATATCCAAGCGGTGCAACCGAAACGGAAAAATTGACGCTATTACGCGCTGTCATGAGTATTGGACGTAATGCTGGTGGCATTATTCCGAATGGTATGAGTATTGATTTTGAGCAAGCTACAGATGGTGATACAAAAAACCATTTTGATTTGGTCACATGGTGTGAACAAACTCAATCAAAAGTAATCGTTGGTGGAACATTACTTTCTCAAGCTGATGGTAAAACGAGTACTAATGCTCAAAGCCATACACATGAAATTGGTTTTGAAGCCATTAAAAAATCGGATGCAAAACAACTAGCCCGTTCAATCTCTGATTGCCTAATTAGCAACTTGATGCGCCTTAATCATCCTAATGTGACACGGGATCGTTATCCTGAGTTTTATTTTGATACGACTGAAACTGAGGACATGCAAGTCTTTAGTGAGGCTTTGCCGAAACTAGTGGAAATCGGCTTTAAAATTCCACGCACATGGGCACATGAGAAACTAGGCATTCCTGAACCAGCCGATGATAAAGAACCAGTGCTTGAGATGGTTCAGTCTACAACCACCAAAGTACCCAACTTGGCTGCTAATACTTACTTGCCTCAATTATTGAATGGTCTCATTGCTGCAAACAATCAGATACCTATTGAAGAACAAGCCATTCAACTATTGCTTAATGATCAAGCTAAACATGCACAAAAAACTTCTGAAGCATGGTTACAAGATTTGATTTCTAAGATTCAGGCTGGTGAAAGTGATGAAGAAATTTTGGCAATATTGTCTGAGCTTTACCCAACTGAAAATGAGCCAGCACTCCATGAAAAATTGACACAATTATTTTTTGCGGCTGAAGTATTTGGAAGGTTGAGCGCAGAGGCTGAAGCAGAAAATGGCTAATGTACCATCTCGACCAGAGCTAAATGCTCTATTTAACTCACCGCCTGAAGATGCGATTGCTTATCTGAAATCGAAAGGTTTTAAAATTGGTTGGGATTGGCATGAGACACTGGATGAAGCGCATAGCCGTGCCTTTACTGTCGCAAAGGTTGCTCGGATTGATCTGTTACAAGACATTCGAAAATCGTTAATTACAGCACTGGAGCAAGGTCAAAACTTAGAACAATGGAAAGCTGCCATTACACCGACTTTGCAACAAAAAGGTTGGTGGGGAAAACAGACCGTCATGAATCCAGTTGGTATCGAGCAAAGTGTGCAACTGGGTAGCCCACGTCGCTTAAAAACCATTTTTGATACCAATGTACATAAAAGCCTTGCAGCTGGTCGCTACAAGGCATTGATGGCAACAGTTGATACTCGCCCCCTTTGGGAGTGGGTGCATATTTCGATCACCAACCCAAGAAAAACACATTTAGCACGTAATGGTGAAACGCGCCGCTATGATGATCCATTTTGGCAATATGCCTACCCACCGACTGAATGGGGCTGTAAGTGTAAAGTACGTGCGCGACGTGCTAGTGACGCTGATGCTTTAGATTTAAAGATGGTTGAGACATCACCTGAAGACATTGAACAGCATCAAGTGGTCATTGGGAAAAGTAGCTTTACTGGTCAAGATGCTGTTGCGACACAGACACGCATTCGTATCAAAAAAAATGATGGTGAAGTTACTTATTTCTCACCAGCCGCTGGTTTTAACAGTCATCCAGCTTCGAGTTATTTACTTGATGTAGAACTGACCAAGCGAGCTGCTGATCTGCTAGGTGCAGACAAAGCTTTGCAAGAAGTTCAACAAATGCTACTCAGCCAGCCACGACTCAAGGCACATGAGGCATTTGTTAGGAATGCGATTAGTTTTGGCAAGCAACAAAATAAGACGAGTACTGTTGGATTAGTTGATATGCAAGATATTCAGTTCTTGGTTGATAAAGGAGTTGTGATTGAAAGTCCTATTCTTACGATTTCAGATCATTTGCTTGTAGGTCAAAAAGCTCAGCGTCATGGTGCAGCTGGTAATGCTCCAACGTTAAATGAGTGGATAGCGTTGCCTAAACTTATTCCTCTAGCTCAACAAGTCATTTGGGATGTTAGTAATGAAAGTATGTTGTATTTATTGCCAGCGCTACAGAAAAAAGCACCCAATGAAGTGATTAAGTTATCAATAAGATCAAAAAATGGTGTGATGGAAATTGTGAGTATTTTTAAAGTTCAAAAGAGAGCTATCGTAGATGGTTTAAATGCGAATTTTTATGAGGTTATTAGATGATTAAGGCGGTGGACGACTTGCACGTCATAACACTGAATTAACCGTGACCTTTCTATTAGGAAACTACCGCCTTAAGGACAGTATAAATTATGAGCGTTATACAAATCAATGATCAAGCCCTGATTGATCGCATGGAGTTGGTTGCAAGCCGTTTACTTGATACCAGTCCATTAGCCGCTGCGATTGCTGGAACGTTTGCAACGGTAACCGATGACAACTTCGACATGGGTGGTCGACCTGAATGGGCTGGTCGAACTGCTGTGACCTTAAAAATCTATGAGCGTAAAGGAATTAAATACGGTGGTGTTTTACAAGTTTCAGGAAATTTAAGAGCTAGAGTTGTCACCAGTCATACTCAGGATGAAGCAGTAATTAGTAATAACATGCCTTATGCCGCAGCGATGCATTTTGGGATCAAACAAGGTGCTTCAGGTAAAACTTCTCGCGGTGCACCGATTCCGTTTGGTGATATTCAACCACGTCCATTTATGCCAATGGATACAGATGGCAACATGCAACCTGAAGCAGAGCGTGAAGTTTTTATGGACGTAGATCACTACTGGCACAAAATATTTAATCCATAAAAATAAACGGAAGTCTTTCCGCCTAATAATAAAAAGCTGGCGATGCGATATTGCCAGCATGAAAAAGACCTTATTAGTAGCCGCGTGCTCATTCGCCCTCGATGCGACATCACCACACCTTGTACTGATTCCTGAAGGAATCTTTCGAGGTATCGATGGTCGTCCAACTGATGCACCACACTGGATATTAACGCCAGAACGTGGTCGTCAAATTGCTGCCGCATTAAATCAACGTTCTATCGACCTAGTGGTTGACTATGAACACGCGACTTTAAAAGCTCAAGAGTCTGGTGATCCTGCACCAGCATCTGGTTGGCTTAAGCCAACGGGATTTCAATATATTGATGGAGTTGGATTATGTAGCACTCTCTTTGAATGGACGGAAAAAGCAAAAGGATATATTGAGGCTAAGGAATATAAATACACTTCGCCTGTTTTCTTCTACAACAAAGCTGGTGAAATCCTCGGACTTCATAGCTTCGCCTTAACCAATACCCCGAATTTAGACACCTTGCCCGAAGCACGTCTTGCTGCTGCGGCTCAGGACTTTTTGTCTCAACAATCCGATGAGGACTCAATAATGAAAGAGTTTTTAGAACTCATGCGTAAATGTCTGGGGCTGCCCGAAACAGCAACAGAACAAGAGTTATTAACTGCTGCAAATAGTGCATTTGCGAAAATGGATGGTGCTTTTGGAACGACTTTAGTTGCTGGTCAGGCGCTTTCGATTGCAATTGATAAGGCTATTGAAGTAAAGACAGCTGCTAATAGCCAAGCGCCTGATCTGACCCAATATGTTCCAATTTCTGTTTATCAAGAAGCGATTGCCAGTGCTACTGCTGTAGCTGCGAATGCCGCAAGCAAAGAATTAGATGATTTGATTATTGCTGCTTGTGCAGATGGACGATTAACGGGTGAAGCAACAGTTAATTGGGCAAAAGAACAGGCAAAGACCAATCCTGAGTTTATTAAAAAACATATTGAAAGTTTGCCAAAAATTGCCGCTTTGTCTCAGAAGCAAACGACTACAACCAATATTGCTACAAATAGTCAGCAAGGTAACGGGCAACAACAATTTACCCCTGAAGCGCTGGCAGTTGCAGCTCAAATGGGTGTTGATTTAGGAGCACAACAATAATGGGCAGCATTTTAAATCAAGATGAGCGTCAAACCCCTTTACGTGAATTGGGGTTATTTAGTGTGCCAGTAAAAGCTGGTGTTGTAATTTTAGCTGGATTTGCAGCAGCAGTTGATGCAACTGGATTTGCTGTTCCTGTAACAGCCGCTACAGGATTGACCTATTTAGGTCGTTATGAAGACAGTGTTGATAACACTGATGGTTCAGATGGTGATGTGTACGTACTAGTCCGAAATGCTTGTGCTTTTCAGTTTGCAAATAGTGCAACTGATCCCGTGACACAGGCATCTTTTGGAAAGCCTTGTTATTTAGAAGATGGTGAAACTGTTGCTGAAACAGATGCTACAGGAACGCTCTCTCCAGCAGGTCGCGTCGTTGGTATTGATGAAAATGGAGTATGGGTAGAATGAACGTAAATGGTGCAGCACTTAATGCAATTTTCTTAAACCTCAGTAAAGTTTTTAATCAAACTTTTAATGAAGTTCCTGTTGAATATGCCTCTATTGCTATGACTGTTCCAAGCAATGGTGCTTATGTGGATTATCGTTGGTTGGCTAACTTTCCTCAGATGAAAGAATGGATTGGTAAAAAACATATTACCAAACTAGCCGAATACGACTATGTGATTCGCAATAAAGATTTTGCAGCAACAATCGAAGTCCGTCGTAATGATATTGAAGATGATCAGTTAGGTATTTATAAACCACAGGCTGAATCTGCGGCATGGTCAGCAAAACAGCATCCTGATGAGTTGGTCTTTGAAGCCGTGAATAACGCTTTTGTTGCAAAGTGCTTTGATGGTCAACCTATGATTTCAACGAGTCACAAGGTTGGGAAAACCAATGTCAGTAATAAAGGTACAAAAAAACTTTCCATTGAAACTTTGGCAAAAGCTCAAGCTTCATTCGGTGCTGCACGTACAGCAATGCGTAAGTTTAAAGATGAGTCTGGTCGTCCTTTAAATATCACACCAAATGTGCTGTTAGTCCCAGCTGCACTTGAAGATATTGCAAACGCATTAATGACCATTGATCGTTTGGAAGATGGCAAGCCAAATCCATACAAAGGTACAGCTAAAGTACAAGTGTCGGCACGTTTGACTGATGACAATGCGTGGTTCTTGCTCGATACCACTAAACCTGTTAAGCCCTTTGTATATCAGGTGCGTAAGAAACCTGTATTTGTGCAGCAGACGAGTATGGAGTCACCATCTGTATTTATGGAAGGTGTTTTTTACTTTGGTGCTGAAGCACGTGGGGCTTCAGGTTATGGCTTCTGGCAAACGGTTTACGGATCGACTGGTACGGAGGCATAAACCATGTATGTAACGGTAGATGCGATGGTTAGAAAGTTTGGTGAATCTGAACTTGTGACTCTCACTGACAATGAACGTCCTTATCAAGATGTGATTAATCATGACAAGCTTCAAGCTGCTATGAATGCTGCTAATACTGAGATTGATTGCTACATTGCTGGTCGTTATAAGCTACCGTTACAAACCATCCCACCTTTTCTAACTGACCTAGCCTGCAATATGGCTCGCTATCATGCGTGTCTAGGCAATGTTGCTACTAACAGTGACATTCAGATGCGTTATGACAATGCCATTAAGGTTTTAGAAAAAATTTCGAAAGGTTTGATTCAGCTAGGTGGTTCACCAGCTGGTGAAAGTGAACCAGTCAAAACCTCATCTAACAATGTGATTCTTGCAGTTGGTCGTCGTGATTTTGGAGGGCGTAACTGGTGAATCTCAACCTATCTATTATCGAACAAGCCATTAAGGATTTAATCAAAGCACAAAATTGGGATTATGTACGTGAAATTAAAACCTATGGTGGTGACTTTGATGATGATATTAATGCCGTTATCCGTAGATTCCCTGCAATTTGGATAACTTTCCAAGGCAGTAAATCACCTGAAAAAATTAGTCATAACAAAACACGTATTCCAGTGACATTTGTTGTGCTCGTCGGCTCTTATTCAGTAAGAAATGAAGAAACACAACGTCAAGGTGATGCTGTCAGCATTGGTACTTATCAAATGCTGTCAGATATTCAAAATCTACTCACAGAAAATGATTTATCAAGCCAAAGTATTAAAGGTCTTGAACCTCTTGAGCTTGGGCGTATCAAAACTATTTTTAACACTAAAACAAAGGATGACTCTATCAGTGTTTTATCCCAAGAGTTTCATACCAGTTATGTATTGACTGCTTCAGATCGTGATCGTGAAGAAGCAGCTACTGAAGCTGAAATACACCGCATCAACGTTGACTATCATTTTATTCCCGATGATGGAGTGAAAGATGAGTCTGATTTAATCGAATTAAAGGAAAGTTAAGCCATGCCAATCCCTAATCTGAAAACCCCAGGCACTTATCTTGATGTCAATATAAATACTCAACGTTCTGGGCTTCCTCAAAATATCCAGAAGGTACTTTTTATTACTACCGATGATCAGCAACCCATTGGTGAAAATCCTATCATGCCTGTAAGCATCTACGATAAAGCTCAAGCAGATAATACGTTTGGTGAAAACAGTGTGGCTGGTCGAATGATTACTGCTGCGATTAAGACCAATCGTTTTGTGGATGTGCAATGCTTGGGAAAGTATCTACCGATGGCGGAGGCATAACACCATCCCCAAGTCAAGTTCTATTTACGATTGATGACAAGGGGCTGCAACCCGTAGATGGTATTTATTCGGGCACTATTTCACCACCCAATCCAGGTTATATCTGCTCATTCAATATTCAATGGTATAGAAGTGCTACTGACTTGGGTGGCAATGGTCGGGTTGCGAATATCAATAAAGATAGCGGACTGTACTTAAATGAAGATGGTTCCCGTTGGTTTGTTGATGTTAATAATTTGGCGAATTGGGCTGAACGTCCTACTCCTGATAAATTTCAAACTGCGGGTATGTATGCACTGAGTATTTATGCATGGAATTTTGAGGGTCAGGGTCAGCGTAAATACTTTGTTGAACCTGATTGGGACATAAAATACTTAGTCAATGGAAACTGGATTTATGAAGTCACTGGTGAGAACGTTGAACAAAACGAAAGTCGAAATACAGCTTATCGTTTATTGGCAACAGAAATTGTATTTAATACAAATGTAAAAACTATCGGATATTTAGCTTTTCGATATTGGAATTTTCAGAAAGTTACATTTAACGATGGATTAACGGACATCGGTTATTACGCATTTGAAATGTGTAAAAGTTTACTTGAAGTCCTTATTCCTGATTCCGTACAAACTATTGGTGGACAAGCGTTTGGCGGCTGTGAAGCTGTTAAAAAACTTGTTATTGGTGCAGGCGTTGTAAATATAGGAGATGGATCATTAATAAATTTATATAATTTGAAGACTTTAGTTTTCAAATGTCCTCCCCCTGTATTTGGTTCAAATGTATTTGGAAATGGAGGAAGTGGAGGTACAAATCCAGAAGCTATTTATGTACCAGACGTTAATGCATATAAAGAAGCCCATCAATACTTCTATTTCAAAGATGCCATTTATCCACTGACGAGTTATAACCCTTAAAATTAATGAGGCTTTAAAAATGTCTATCCAACAAACAATCGCCCCTCTAGGCCATACTATCATTGCTTTATCTTCACCACCAAAT